GAAACGCCATCCATATAAAGATTCATGTCTTTTGTAGTTCCATTTCTTGTAAATACGACATGAGTCCAAGCGTCATCTGCTATCCATCCATTTGAATTGTTATAGCTCAATATTTCCGTATAATCAGAACCAGTATTGTCTCGTAAATACATCTTAAATCTTCGATTTGCTCCAGTCATAAAGGTAAAGAACCAAATTAAAGCTGTTCCACGAAATGATATTATTTGATTATTTAAAACTGATGTGCTAGATGTGTTAATCCAAGCAGACATAGAAAAGTCATCAGATGCTGTGAATAAAATTGGACCACTTCCTGAAGCACCATCATAGATACCAACATAATCAGTAACGCCATCAAGCCATGTACTCCATCTGTTTTTAAAGGTTGTTTCTGTATATTTATCAGTCAGGTATGTGTTAAGGTCTGCAATTTCTGAAACACTTAATGCCTTATCATAACAGATAACTTCTAAGAAAGATCCATAGAGTAAGTTTAAACCATTATGTGAAATAGGTGTCGGTAATGTTCCTGTCCCATTGGCTGCTCCATTAAAATATGAAGCTGAACTTGCTCCGTTATAGACTTGAATCCAAACATCAAAAGTCGTAGTTTGTGGATATCTTGTAACCGTGAAACTTCCTCCACCTCCTGATGTATCTGTTGCAGCCATTGTTTTTGTACCGTGTCTACTCCTTATAGTTTCACCAGCCCCAGAAGTACCACTATTCTTTGAATACATATAAGCGTATGAACCTCCTACGTTGCTTAATACTCTTCTAACAAGAACGATAGTAAAGGGGTCTGTCAAAGGGTTTGAGAATAAGCCAGATACAACGCATGATACTGTTCCTGTGATATAAGGATATCCATTTTGTAAATCGGGAGGATTAAGCGCACTGGTAAAACCGTGAGTTGCGTCTATTCTTCTTGGTCTAGAATTAACGAATCCTTGCTCTAACGGTTGAGCGTCATCAACATCCCCCCACCTTGTAACCCTATCTTCTGAACCATCATTAATAACAGTAACATTTGTATCTGACTTATACCAAGCGTGAAGGTCTGATATACTGTCTGGAGCAAATGGAGCAACGGGAGGTGCTTCTCCAGTACCTCTCCATAACATAAGACGTTTTTTCTGCCTCATTTAAAAGTCTTGATAAAAGGTTAAAATTAAACTCAATCCATTAGCCGAATAAGTACCCGCACCCCTTGAAACTAAACAGGCGTACAAATCATCCCCTCCAACGGCTTCACATACAATTCCGATATTGGGTTTTGTAGCTACTGAATTATCATTAAAATCATAATAAGTGTCTATGCTTGTCACTCCGCAAATCTTAGGAATATCCGCATCAGCTATGTCTAAGGCTGCATCATCAGTGAAAGTTGTCCCTGTGGGGTCTGCATTAAACACCACCAAGTCCAAAGCTATGTCTTGTTTGTCTAAATCTCCAAGAGTAACACTAACAAGGGTTGATTCAGAGCCTACTTCTAAGGCTGCGTCTGTTAAGGTTATCTTGCCTCCGATTAAATCACCACTCGCATAAGTGGTTGCCGTTGCGCCTACCGTTGCGCCTGTTATGTTGATTACTTTAGTTCTGCCAACCGCAGTTTCAACTATTGTGCTTTTTCTCATTGTTTTTAATTTAAGTTGTTATTTCTGCTCCAAAAATTGTTATTGTGCCGTCATTTGCCGTGTCTACTTTGAATGCAATATTCCCCGCAGTTAAAGCCGTAAAGGCAGTATTTAAGTGTGACTCTCCGGCTTCCAAATCAACCTCCCACGCCAAAGCCGTTGTTTCATCATAGGTCGTGCCACTACTTGCAAAGATAGAGTATTTAATCGTGCCTGAACCTACATTCGCAATGGTCATATTTTTAATAATTGTTGTCGTGTCTGAGGGTACTGCGTAAACACTCAAAGCACTTGTTCCTGACGGTCTTAACTGTCCTAATAATTTCTCCTGTATCATACCACCTTAAAACTAACCGTCACTGTATATGTTGAATTCCCTGACGTTGGATTGGCTGACTCAGTTGTCAATACTAGTTTCTTGTTTGCAATTAACTGAGTGTCAGTAGTTCCCCAACTATCCCCAGACGTTGCAACAACTCCCTGTCTGCTCCTTGATACTGTACTTCCTAAACTTATATTCTCTATTCCTTGAGGCTTGGTAGCCGTTTCCGTTTTTAACCATAAGGTGTCCTCTGTGCCATAGGCGGGGGTGGCAAAAGTTGTTTCCACATACCAGTCAATCACTACTATTGTTCTGTCAATGGGTTGCGCTATCACCTCCAAAGGGGTGTCATATAAGTCAAGAGCAGCCGCGGAACTCACCGCCAGAGATTTGGTGAGTAGTTTGCTTTTCCACTTTGCCGCACCAGAATGCGCCTCGTAAGTCCAAAAACCATTAAGACTCACATCATAAACTTGCGCTCCTATGCTTGGGGTGATGGAAAACCAAGTGTCTAATGTTGAGTCATACCTCACAAAGTCATTAGCTGCCGCACCGTCCCAGTCTGCTGAGGGTGTGCCTAGTAAGATATAAGCGTCCCCGTTAGACTCAGATGCCGCCGCAGAAGTGGCATCAATAAACTCCTTAACAGGATACAAAGTCTGTCTTTCCTCCCATAATAAACCACCTTTCTCATCCTTTATTATCTGGGTGTTTTTTTCCGCACCAGAGAAATCCTTACAAGGATGTATCTGGTCATTTGGGATGTTTACGTGTAAGCTATCAGCCATTTAATAAAGTGTATTGCTTGCATCTTTGCTCTAACTCCTGAGAACTGTTATGCTTTGCCGTTAATATCACTGAGAATATCCCTCCACACGGGTCATCCTCTGGGTAGAATTTAACGTCAAGATATTTCTTTGTTAAGTTAATAAGATTTTCATTGCTTGAGCCTTCCGTCAATTGGAATTGGTTTATTACTTCCCAGTCCTCCAAAGAACTATCCCTCTGCCTTGTTTGTATAATCGCATTCCCTCCGGCAGAAATTGCCGTGCTATTGCTCCAGATAAAATTGAGATAGTAAAAAGCATACGGACTCAAATCACTTGAAGTGAAGGTCTTTGCTCCACCCGCCAAATTATATGCCCGTGCCATTGTTTCAGTCATACCAGTATGAATCCATATTTGTCTGTGGACTTGTCCCCACTATCATCATAGTCTGGATAAGCACTTGAATTGTCGTCTTGGATGTCATCTACGTATTGCTTAAGGTCTTTTTTCCACCTCTCTGCCTGTGCCAAAATTGAATTCCTCAATGCTCCATAGTCACCCCTTGAACTCTGAGCAGAAAACTCAGTATCATTAACCATTATCCCCTGACTGGTAATATGGTTTCTCACTTGTGGCAATGCGTCATAAAGTATATACCAACACATCATAGGTTTGATGAAATTATCATACAATGTTTCATCTTCAGTCACCCACGTTGTTGTATCTACACTCGTGAGAATGGTATCATAATAATCCTCCCCCACTAAGTCTCTTAAATAAGACCTTTGCGCCGGGAGAACGTAATTAGTAAACACCTCCCCGTCAAACGAGGCATCAGGGATACACTCAGTCACTACGTCTGAAGTGGTTACAATTTTTGTGTTAAACGCCATTTCTTGTTTCTACTTTTTTGACAAACTCCCCTTCCATTTCTTCCAGTTCATCCTTGCCAGTTTCTTGCCTTAGTTCATTAATAGTCCACACATCAGTCAGGCTCACTCTGTCAGAACTAGAAACGGGTCGTATCGGCATTATCTCTAACTTCAATCCTCCTAGTACCGTTTCTAATAAAACACCTTCAAAAGCCTTTAAAATAGGTTTCCTATAAGCCGGAATTACAGTATTGTTAACCATTTCAAAAGCCGTGCGGATATCACTAGAATTGGCTAACTTTCCTGAAACTTGCATCATTAAAGCAGAGTGCCACCTATGTCCCTCAATTATTCCCTCCTTAACTAATTGCTTAAGTTGTAGAAACTCACCCGTTGCAGGGGTGGGAAATTGAACCACGTTAGCCGCCTGACTTGCGTCATCCAAGAGTTCAGCAACTACCTTTCTTGAGTTTCCTTCTCCAGTGAATTTGTTTACTATGTCTTTAATATATTGCTCTGGGTCTTTGCCGTCTGGTGGCTCTCCAAATAATTGAAGTAAAACAGAAGGGAAAAACCCATTGTCTAACTTAGACAGATTGAACGTGGAAATCTTGTATTCAATGTCTGCGTCTTTTAAAGCACCTGAATAATCCGGCACTCCATAGGTCTGGTATTCTGGTTCGTAATTCTTTATGTGTACAAGATATCTACTTTCCTTGCCAGTTAGGTCAATCTCACTGATAGGGAATTGTCTGTTTGGATAAGCAATGTCTGTTCCTATGTCCCGCCAGAAGTTTGATATGTATGCCTTTTTCTCATCCAGTGCGATTCTTACCGTGGTGGCATCCCTGTGAAAAAGGTTAATCCTTCCTCCCTCTTTTACTACCTCAATATAAGCATTGCCAAAAACAATATAATCAGACTGAACCTTTTTATAAACCTCATACAAAGACTCATCCTTTGAGTTTATTGCTTGGGCATATTCATTCTGAGAGTCAGACAAGGTGACGTATTCACCGTCACTATAAAGCAGTTTATTCCCTACTGAATAAGTGACCTTGTTCTCTAACACTGCCCCATTGGTGGAACTGCGCCTTTTTCTTAAGGCTAGGTCGTTAACCCAAACATTCTTTGAACCCTCAAAGAACAAAACCCATTTAGAACGGGTGTTCCTTTGGTTTGCGTTCTCCCTAGTTACATTTGGCGTTTGTACCCCAGTGACACTAGCAAGAATCCTACTTTTCGGCTTTTTCTGCCCGTTCGATTTTGTCTTGATGTCCACTGTCGTATAGTTTCTTTAGTTCGCTTTGAGTTGCCTTAGCTAGAATATGTTCGCCGTCCTTATCTGAAACTACGCACTTCTTGTATTTCTCTTGTACCTTGTATTTCATAATTCAAAAATTAAAAAGGGTGAATAGTTATCCACCATCCACCCTCCAAAGATAAGTTAATTATTCTTATGCACCAAAGGACACTGTGCCACTTGAGTTGGTAGTGATTGAGCCGACATATTCCCGTACTATTTCAGCGTGTTCCGCAGTCAATTGGACTGTGTACTCATTCGCTCCTGAAAGTTCCCCTTCAATAGTACCAGAAACATTTGGTGTACAACCCGCCTCCTTGCCGATTATATTGTCCCAACCGACCACAAAAGCACGTAACTGCGTTCCAGTGGAGTTTGTCCCCTCCACTATTGCCGTTATCTCCCTTGAGTCAATAAGTTCTTGTAATCTCAATCCCTTAGTCCTGTCGAGTCCTTGAACTTTGAACTCAACCGTGTTAGTGAATGTTGCCGTGCCGTTCTCATTTGTTCCCTCAGAGTTCAAAGATTTAGTCTTAAACTCTCCCTCGTACTCATACCATTTTGCATCAGTAGAGTCTAGGGTCACCGCCGTAAAGTCCTGAAGACTCCCGGCAGTAAAGGAAGTAATGTCGCAAGTTTCAATTACAAAGATTCTTGCTAAGGCTGCTCTGTTCTGCGCATTACACGCTAGAATTAAGTCATTTGATATTCCCATTGTTTCCTAGTGTTAGTGGATTAATATGCAAATGAAATCAACTCAGGATGCAAAATTTGCGTTCCTAGTTTGAATTTTGATTTCATTCTTAGTACTTCATCATCTTCAGAGAACCACACTTTTACCTCGTTAGCCGGACTCAACACGTCACATCCAACAATCAAGTTGTCTGGAGTAGTGAACACACACATATTAGCACCAATTCCCGCTTTGTTAGGATTGTCTGTGTCAGCGAGTGCGGTGTCCCATCCTTTAACCTCTACAACTTCAATGCCTCTAAATTTAACAACCGTTGTCCCGTCTTCTAGACTCAACTGACCTCTCTCGTTTTGAGTGTCCTCAAGAGTTGTCAGATAGTTGTCCATTATGGTAGAAGTTACATAAAACTTTTTGCCGCTTCTGTCAACTGCTCTTAATGTCTTAGATTGATTTTCGTACATACTTCTGAATAGGGTAATTGCACCATCTGCAACCATTGCTCCACCTGACTCAATGTTAGCGTCTGTGTTCATATCTAAATACTGACCCACACTTCCAGAAACATCACCAATCAAATGAACCCATCCGTCAAACTGGTCATAATCGCTTGAACTTGCTCCGTCCACTCCAAACCAACAAATTCGTGGTATGTCGCTTCCTAGTGCCTTAAGTAAAGAAGTTCGCAGAATGTCTTCTACTACCGTTCCTCTCAAGTCATCAATTTCAACTCCTTGCTTGATTGCTTCTTCAAAGACTGTTCCGTCAAAAGCATCTTCGCATTCTTCCAAGTTTACCTTAACTTTTGCAGTTGAGATAGTCCTGTCTGAGATAGCCAAAGAACCAACCTGAGAAAAACCACAAGTTGTATACTTTCTTAGAATCTTTGATAAGTTGCCGGGAATATACAAATTGGTCTTGTCAACCACTTGCATAATTTTATAAATGCCGAATACGTCTTGCCCTCCTTCTTGAGGCTTGTAAAACAGTTCGGTCAGAAATTCTCTACCGTTGTAGGTGTGTGAGAATGATGTTGTTACTGAATTTGCCATTGTTTATTAGTTTGTTAATCGTGAATAAATTCTTTGCTTAAAAGTGTTACCAAAAGCACCCTCATTAGTATTGAGTTCTTCAGTTGGCTCTGTGTCAACCTTTGGCTCAACCTCAACTGGTGTTGCTTTGTATTTTGAAAGTTCCGCATTAAGAGTTTTGATTTCCTCTGTTTGGGTACTTACTTTGGTATTCAATTCCTGATTCTCAGTGCCTAGCGTTTTGTTCTCGTTTCCAAGAGTTTCCAACGTGGCAACAATACCAGTAATTTCTTCCGTGATTTCTTTTTCATCTGCAATTTTTACTTCTTTGTCAGCAGATATGAAGTTGGTAACTTTTTCAGTCAGTTCTTTCAACTGATTTGTTATTG